AGTCTGCAAATCAGTCCGTAATAAATGGTTATACTGACAAAACAGTTACAGCTAATGTAATTTCAGTTTCTTCAAATGTTGAAATAGACATTTCTAATACTAATAAAAACTTTAATAAAAATGAAATAGTATATCAAGTAGATAATTTAAATAATATAACAGCAAATGCTACTGTACTAAATTATTCATCACCGTCTGGTACATCAAATGGTATATTAAAAGTAATAGATACTAGGGGTGTTTTTAGAACAGATAGACCTATCTATAATAATAACTCTGGGTTTGCTAACGTTTCATCCGTGCAAATACAAGCTGGTGTTATAAATCCAACATTCTCATATACTACTTTACCAGATAATTATTTTTACTCTAATTCACAATATTATAACACAACTGGTGTTATAAAGGCAGTTAGCATTGGATCAGGTGCATCTTTCTCAATTGGTACATTAAAAGATACAGAATATGTTAATATTAATATTAATTATTTAGATGACTTTGCAAATACTTCTTTAAATACTGTTTATCCATTTGTTGATATGCCAACTGCAAATTTAACAACTATTATTGCTGATGCACTTGATCTAGAAAATACAGAAATTGGCACAATTAGTTCAATCACAGGATTTAATCCTGGACAAGATTATAGTGTACCACCTTTTATAACTGTTATAGAACCAAAAACCTATAGATATGGAAAGAAAGATTATATCTTAAATATATCAAATGCTACAGGCAATTTCTATGTAGGAGAAAAGGTATCACAAGATAATAATGATTCTCTTGGTATAGTAAAATTTGCAAACAGCAGTACGCTTCTTGTAAAAAGACTTAGATGGTATGAAGCTAATACTTTTACTAAAACGACCGGTACATCAACAAGATTGTATGGTGAATCATCAGGTACATATGCAAATGTTATACTAGTGTCAGCTGATACTTATACAGCAAATATCGGTATTAATGCTACAGTTGAAGATTTGGTGCAGGTATCAAATGGCGCTATAACTTCTCTTGAATTATTAGATTCTGGTTTTGGATATCAGGACAATGAAACTGTAGATATTACAAGCAGTAATAATAATTCAGTTGCTTCTGGTATATCAATACTCAGAAGACAAGGAACTGCTCAAGGATTTTATAAACAAAAGGGTGGTTTCTTAAGTGATCAAAAGAAACTTTATGATGGCATATATTATCAAGATTTCTCATATGAGATACAGTCTTCTGTAGTTCTTAATAAATATGAAGAGATATTAAAACAAGTTTTACATATGGCTGGAACTAAGTATTTTGCAAGGTATATTTACAACAACGTTGCAAATTCTGAAGTTAACATTCTAGAAACACAAATATTGGTAGAATAATGGCAAAGAAAATAACTACTATACACAATAAGCATAACATAGCTTATCAGATGTACGAATCAGTATCTGAAACGACAAACACTGCTTATTACGTATTCGTTGGTGATCAATATGATAGACCAGAAATATTAGATATAAATGAAAGTAATAAAGATATTACTTTTAATACATATCAAAATATGATAATGGGTAAAAGAGTTACACCAGATGATATTAAACTAGTCATTAGAAATGTACCGTATGTTTCTAATACTGTATATACATCCTATGATGATGAAGATCAAAATTTAATATCAAAAGATTTTTATGCAGTCGTTAACGCTGCTTCTTACTATCATGTTTATAAGTGTCTAGATAATAATAACGGAAGTCCATCAACAATTACTCCTGATATTACACATATTACTGGTGCAAACACTAGTTTATATGAAACATCAGATGGTTATAGATGGAAATATATGTATAGCATATCTTCTGCAGAAAATAATAAGTTTTCTACTACAGATTATTTTCCAATTAAAGCAAATAGCATAGTTACAGATTCTGCTGTTGATGGATCTATCGATATTATTAAGGTAGAAGATGGTGGTAAAAGATATGATAATTACCTAGAAGGTTCTTTTACACCTACACAAATTAAAGTTAATGGTAATTCATATTTGTATGAAATATCAAATTCAAATATTAATACATCAAATGGATTTTATACAAATTGTTTGATCTATATTTCAAGCGGCACAGGTCTTGGTCAATACAGATACATCACAGACTATATTTCTAATTCGAATGGTAATTATATTGTAATTGATACAGAGTTTGATGTTACTCCTACAAACTCAACAGAATATGAAATATATCCAAACGTTAAAATTATTGGTTCTGGACAGACAGTTAATGCTATAGCTAGAGCACTAGTTAATGCATATTCTACAAACAGCATTTATAAGATTGAGTTATTAGACAGAGGTCAGAATTATAATTATCATTCTGTTTATGTTGAAGCAAATGATGTTATTAAAGCTGTTAATAATTTTTCTGAAGCATCAATTAGATCAATTTATGTTCCGCCAGGTGGTCATGGATCTAGTATAGAAAATGAATTATATAGTACAAGACTAGTTATTAGTACCGAGTTTGCAAACAGTGAAAGTAATACTATTCCTACTAGTAATAAGTTTAACCAGGTTGGAATATTAAGAGATCCTATGTTTGCAAATGTTAATATTAGAATGCAGACAGAATTTGGTAATTTCCAAATAAATGAAAAGCTAGTTAAAATTGAACCTATAAGAATAAATATAAATGTTGCATGCAATACTACTAGTGCTAATATTACATGTTCAGAAGCTGATTTTGAAAACCAATTAATTGTTGGTGACTATGTATATTTGAGTGTTAATAATTCAACACAACACCAGCTTCTTACGGTTAATTCTATAGTAAATTCTTCACTGATAACATTGTCATCTAATGCATCATTTGAATCAAATAATGCTTGGATATACTTGGCAAATGTTTCTTCAAATGCATATGTAACAGAATTAGTATTGGCTAATTCTATTATGGTTACTAATGTCCAAGGAATATTTGAATCTGGTGATAGAGTAATAGGTGTAGACAGCGGTGCATCTGGTGTAGTGACTTATACAGTAAGAAATGATGAATTTAAGGGCTTCCAAACCTTTGTCCAGCTTCAGAAACTTTCTGGGAATTTAGTTTCCGGCCAGTTCATAGAAAATGAAATAGTATATCAAGGCAATTTGACAACAACAAATGCGGCCTTTCATTCTATCATAAATACAAATGATGATATTGTGATGTATGTAAGTAATACTGTTGGTTCGTTTGTTTCTGCCAATGTGATTGGTTCTAACAGTCTGGCTATAGCATCCATCAGTAATGTTTATTCTGGTGAAATAGTGTTTGGCTCCGGCGAAGTATTATATCTTAATAATATTTCTGCTGTTGAAAGAGCAAACACACAAAAAGAAACGTTTAAAATAATTTTTGAATTTTAAGGGGTTTAAATGGCTATCGAAACAGATCTAAATGTATCTCCATACTTTGATGATTATAACGAAAATAAAAATTATCACAGAGTGCTGTTTAAGCCTAGTGTTTCCGTGCAGGTACGCGAGTTAAATCAACTACAAACTATTTTACAGAACCAAATTGAAAGATTTGGTAATAATATCTTCAAGAAAGGAACAATTATTGAAGGTTGTTCTTTTACTTATAATGATAAGCTGAAGTATGTTAAGTTATTAGATACGGACGTCGACACAGGACCTGTTTCAGTTGCGCGTCTAGCTGCTAATAACTTAAGAATTAAAAATAGTAATAATCTGATCGCTATCCCGGTAGCATATACAGATGGCTATGAATCAACACCTCCTGATTTAAAAACTCTTTATTTAAATTACTTAAACTCTGGTGATTCTGGAACAGAATATGCATTCCAACCAGGTCAAGAACTTGAAGTTTATAATAAAAATTATTCTCTAGGTTCAATTATTGTTAATAATGGTGGCGTAGGTTTCTCAAACTCTGATACAATTGTTATTACTCCATCAATTGCAATCAGCGTTGGTACAGGCACATTCTCAGTAGGTGAATATATTTCAGATCTTACATATGGATCTAATCTTGAAATTATTGATATTGATGAAACATCATATGCAAATTCAAATGTTGTTGTATTAAAGCTTCAACCAAGAGATATTGACCTTGCTAACTCAGAAGTTACAAGTAATGCATGGTCACTTGGTACTAACAATGAAATTAGAAATACTACAAATACTGCTACAGGAACAATTATTGGTAGCTTTGGTACATCGGCTAGAGCTAGAATTAGAACTTCAGCTTCTGGTAAGATAACAACTATTAGTTTAATTAATACAGGTATTAACTATACAATACCACCTGTTGTTAGAGTTAGATCAATTGACAATATTGCTGGTCTTTCAACATTAGATCTACAGGCAAGAAACTATATTCAAAAAGTTAAAATACATGGTGATTCTTCGGCGGTAGGCAATAGCTATTCATTCTCTGTTGGCAAAGGTATTATATACCAAAAAGGTCATTTTATTAAGATCCCTTACCAAACTGTGGTTGTTTCTAAATATAATAACCAGCCAAATAATGTTTCAGTTGTATTTAAAACTGTAGAAAATATTATCAATTCAAATCAAGATACATCATTACTTGATAACTCTCTTGGTACAGAAAATGAAACAGCACCAGGCGCTGATAGATTAAATCTAACCTCAGAACTTGTTGTAGTCGATACAGATATAGCTTTAGGAAACAATGAAGCATATATCTTAACAAGTTTCTCTGAAGGTTTACCATTTAGACAGAATCAATATACTGCTTATAATGCAGTTAATGATGAAATGGCAGAAAGAACAAGTCTTTCAAGCGGTAACTTCGTAACAAATAGATTTGATACTACAACTAGATCCCCAGCAAACAGTAGTTTAGAAGGAAATACATTTACTATTGTTGTTGATCCAGGTCAAGGTTATGTTAGTGGTTATAAAGTTTCTACATTTACAAACTTTGCTGTTGATATCCAAAAAGCAACAGACACATTAACTATCAATTCATATAGCATGACACTCCAGCAGGGTAATTATTTTACACTTAAAGAAGTTGCTGGTTTATTTCAATATAGCACCGGTGATAGAATTGAACTATATGATACTGCAGCTTCCTATATATCTAATACAACATTAGCTGTTGGCGGAAGCATAACACCAGTTGGTAACTTAATTGGTTATGCCAGAATTAAAGCTATGACCATGGCAACAGGTGTGCCAGGAACAGAAACAGCCAGATATAAATTATATCTGTTTGATCTCAATATGAATCCAAGTAAAAATATTAGAGATGTAAAAAGCGTTTATTATAATGGAGTATCGCATAAAGGTATTGCCGATATTGATTTAACTTATGATGTGTCAACTAATAGTAATATTGCTATTCTGCAAGGCGCAGGCAGCAAGCTTGTGTTTGATACAATGAAAAATATTAAAAATGCTAATAATATTAAATATCTTTATAAGTCCATAGCTTCAAATGTACAAATCAATTCAAATGGTGTATTATCGAAATCACTAATCAGTGTACCGGACGAATATTTTGTAACATCTGGCGCTTTAACAAATCCAGATCTTAAAAACTATTACATAGCTCCAGCTACAGCTTCACTAAGAGCCAATACTCCTATTACTGGAACAGTTAATGCTGTATCTACAAGTTCTAATTTGAATGGTACAACTACAACATTTACAACTAATTTAAAAATTGGTGATTTCATTTATGTCTATGCTAATAACAGTGCATATGATATTAAGAGAGTTACAAAAGTAGTTAATAATACTCTTATTCAAGTAAATTCCAATCTATCATTTTCTAATACAACAACTTATATTAAAAGATATTTCCCAAAATATGTTCCAATTCCATTCGGCGAAAGAGATGGTTTTAGTGGAAATGTAGATTCGGGTGGAAATATCTTAACACTTGATCTTGGAATGAATCTTGAAACTTCAGCGAATGTTATTCTCGGATATACCATTAGAAGAACTTCTGCAACACCTGGATCAAGAACTGCAGATAGAAATCTATTTGTAAAATTAAATGTTGCCAACAATGTTGCAAACACAGATGGATCTAATGGTCCCTGGTATCTTGGCGTATCAGATGTATTCAGACTTAAGAATGTTTACTTAGCAAATAGTACTGTTGGTTCAGCAGTTAATACAAATAGCACAGATGTAACTGATTACTTCTATATCGATCATAACCATAAATCAGATTATGTTGACGGCGCTTGGCTCTATATTAGACCAGATATATCGTTTAGACCTGCAAACACTGATTGGTTGCTTGTTAAGTTTGATAAGTTTAAAACACAAACTCCTGGTATGATGATAACATCAAGTTATGTTAGCGCTAATGCTTCACAAAAAGCAACAGTTGATTCTAAGTCATTATCACAACTTGGAACCGATATTAATACATTAGAAGTACCAGAATTCTTTAATGATAAAGATGGTTATTATGATCTTCTAACATGTTTTGATTTTAGATTATCAACAAATAATACAGCTAACGTTGCAAATGCAGTTGCCGGAGCAACTATTAATCCAACAGTTCCTCTACCTGAAAACTATTTCGGTAATACTGCTGATCCAACACAAGAGAAGAAATTCCCATTGCCTGGATCAACTTTAACAGCAACTATCGAATATTATGTAGATAGAAATGATCTTGTTCATATTAATAAATTTGGTAAAGTATTAGTAACAAAGGGAAGTGCAAACAGCGGCTCGATGCCTATCTCTTACACTAAAGATTCTATCCAAGTTTCTTCTATATATGTTCCATCATATCCATCTATACCTGAATATCCTTCAGATAATGTTAAGCAAATATTGAATAGCAGAATTGCAAGTGAAAAATATGCATTCAATAGAATTAATAATAAAATTATCAGAGGTATGTTAGATGAATCATTAGAAAGACTCATCCAACCTAAATCATATTCAATGAGAGATATTGCTAGACTTGAGCAGAGAATCAAAAATATTGAATATGCTGTAAGCTTATCATTATTAGAAAGTAATTTGCAGAATAAGGTAATACCTAGTTCTATATCACCAGATGTTAATAGATTTAAATATGGTTTCTTTGTTGATGATTTTACTTCAAAGGCATTTACTGATGGAGATAATCCAGAATACTCGGCAGATGTTATTTTAAATACTAAAACACTGCAGCCATTAAGGGAATCTATTTCAATTAAACTTGATGGTGATTTTGAACCAGCTTATACTGAATATAATGTTGTCTCACAACTTATAGCAACACAATATGTTTCTCCAAATACAAAAAATGATGGAGACAGTGTAAGTACAAATACTTCAACAAATACTATTTCTACTAATACAGTAATTGGCAATACAAATACTGTTGTTATTAATACATCATCAAATAGTACAACATCAAATACTGCATCCAATAACGATATTGTAATTGTTATCAATGACGATACAGTTATAAATATTATTTAAGGTGGTGGTGATAGCAGCACAGCTGATACAACTCCAGGAGAAACAACTCCAGGAGAAACTCCAGGAGATACACCAGGAGATACACCAGGAGATACTCCAGGAGATACTCCAGGAGATACAACTCCAGGAGATACACCTGGTTGTGTTGATAATCAAACAGCAGTTTGTGAAACAACTGCAGCTCCTGCGGAAGAATCTAATCAGGCTGATACTACAGATAATACATCGCAGCAAGATAGCGTTGAAGGACCTGCATGTACAACAACTACTACTGAAACAAACGTCCAGGATGCTATGGATAGCTTTACTGGATTCACTGAAACAACTACAACAACTGATTGTAACAAAGCAGATATGCCTGCAGAAAATGCTACGGCAGTTTCTGGTCCTCTAACTGATACCATGGCTGCAGCATTAGCTGCAGCATTAGCTGCATTAGCTGACCTAGCGGCTCCGCCTGATGATGATGATGAAGGCGATGAAGACGAATAAGTAAATATATACATTAAAAGTGTAATTTAAAGGGATAATAATGGTTAACAAAATATCAAAACCAAAAGCTTTTAACATTAAGAATGGTTATATTGAATTTAGATGTTTTGGTTTAAAGCCAAATACAGTCTATAATTTTTATAGAGAAGATAAGTCTGAAGATATTACTGCTCAAACGCAAAGAGTAGTTAAAGGATCTAACTATAAAAAAGTTTTTGAATATTTTAAGAACAATGTTAAAAGCAGAAATAAAGATGTAAGCGGCAATTTTATTTCTTATCCAGCAAACTATATTCATCGTCAAATATCTTTTGAAGGTTATAATACATCTGCGGATGGTCTTGAAGATGATGTAATTACATTGGCCGACGTGGGCGAGCAACTAATCAGTGACACTGATGGTATGTTAATGTTTTATTATTTTAATAATGAATATATCAATGATTCGTTATTGATCAGCCAAACTGGTTTAGCACCAAACAGCTAT